CCTGTCCTCCATTAATAACACCCAATATGATGGGCTGCTGTGAATCTTCGTTATCAGCAAAGAACCCCACCACCCATGATCCGTTGACTAGCCCATGGCTGGCATTACCCCCTGATGTCTGTCCTCCAGTAGTGGGAAACAACACCATGGCATATGGTAAATCGCCATCAGATATCCTGGTCGTATCTTCTGTGCCATGTATCCCAAATATCCTGACGCGTACTCGGCCATCGCTGCCGACATCTTTTACGACACCCGTGAACCATCTAAATCTATCGCCATAGAAGTCATCATTGAACATTAATTTGGTCCCTGCAATCCTGTGCCTCTACCCGTGGAATTATACAAGGATGATTCTGCAAGGCTATTGAGATATCCATCTTTATAGATCCGTAAAGTTGTCGCAGCCAAACTGCCCTGCATGATCACTTGCTTGACTTCTGATATGATGAACAACCCTGAGATATATTTGTCTGTTTCAACGATATTGAAACCGTGATTTTCTGGTATGTCACAATATATCACCTGACCTGCTCTCAGATCCATGTTTGCTGGAACAGTGATTGTCAGATCGATCTGATTGAGAGCATTCATGTATTTAGCTACATTTCCGAACTTGCTCCTATATGAAGGCTGACCCATACCTTGCCCATCAACATCAGGAAAATTGTTTATTATATAACGAACCCGGTTTGAGTATTCTTTTTCTATCTTTTCATTCTTTACATACTTGATATAACCAGGAGTATTCAAAGTAAATGGTTCTAATGTAGGAATATTATCATCATATTTATTGGTTTCATTTAATTCCGTAGGAGTGCTAGCATATGCTTTCTGTAACATATTGATCTCAAACAGTTCATTCTGATAGTATCCGTTGGTTATCTTTTCTATAGAAGAAAATCTCTTGTTGTTTACAATATTTGTGATCACTCTGAGATCCTGGTTGGAATCTCCTGTAGTAGATTTAGATAAGCTAGCAATATCTGAGATATACCTATATTTGTTTTTCCTTAGGGTCTCTTTCTGCTTTAAAGCATCTTCGATGATCTGTTGTATAGTGACGAAATTATATTGTTTCAGATCTTCATAGAATAGATAAAGGAAATGTTTGTCATTCTCTTTTGCCACAGCGTGTTTCGCCAACCAACTGATGGCATGAAAGGGTCGGATGTTCGGAACTATCATTTTTCTAGATTTGATCGATGTTTCTTTGACGAAGGGTTTTTTTGAAATTTTATATAAATCAGTTGTTCCCTGCGCAATATATTCATCATATACTTTCTCCGCCATATCTTCAATCAGACCATAGTAGGCATGAGACACATAATCTCTCATGTTCTGGAGCATTTGAGGGCTCGCAAGATCTATGATATACATCAGCGATCTTGCTCTATCGCCGATGATGATATCACGGACACCTTTTATTATGAATTTTAATTGGTTGGTCTTATTTGGACTTACGTCTTGAAAATAACTACCTGCGGAGGCGGATGTATCGCTGCTGCCAGTATTGACCTGATCATATGTCACTATTATCAGCTCTTCACCCGTGAAAGGATAATTGACGAACAATCCGATAGGATCGTTCACGAGCATCTCGGCTTTTATAGTAGATTCAAACATGGATTGATATATAGTCAATTCCATGAACTGCGGCAGCAGACTGATCTTGTCTCTTTTATTGAATTTTTCTATTTCAATATTGGATACTGTTATATTTAAGGGATTGAGATTAGCCATTACTAAATATATCTTTTACTTGTTGTTTGAAATCTGAAACAAATTCGTTTCGCATCAGTTTGATTTCTCTCTTGGATTCATTGATCTCATTCTCATAATCCCATATGCTCTTGGCAACCCAACCCGCAGGGCTGCCCAACTTGGAATAAGTCGCTGGTGTCATGTTATAGTTATATGAAGCGATTGTCTCAGGGCTATCACTGGCGATCCCTCTGTAATAGTAATATGCGATAGAACTTGCTATGGTAGTAGTCGTTAATTTTTCTACTGCAGTATTATATTTTTTCTCCAGGTACGATATTAATTGTTTTTCATCCAAGATCCAATCCTTATAAGGATCCACGATGCCGTTCGTGAGGAATATCACCCAGTCAAGAGTGGAATCCCCGTATGCATCATAGGCAAGCGTGTCCGGACGTTCGCCATTCTTTATGATGTATGTATAGAATAATCTGTAATCTTCCAGATATTTCTTAACGACTTCTGCCTCTACGAGCAGATTGATCGCTTTTAGATTGTTATAAGTTACAAAAGGATAATAATTGGCTAATGACATTTAAGCTCTCTTTTGATTTAAAATTCGTAAAGGTCTCACGATGAGCCTGGACCAGCGTAAGTTACTGGAGGCAGTCCTGTTGTTATATCAAGAGGTCGAGAAGGATTTCCTGTCTTTCCAGCAGCAAAATTTGCTCTTGTCTTGATATCAATCTCTTGCAAAGACATGTTAATTGATATGACGACTGGATTTCCGTCTCTATAGAATGCTGCTGTTCCCCCACCCGTGCTATTGATAACTAGACCTGTTATGAATGAATCTGATACGTTAGGTAGGTTAGCACTGCTAGATCCTGTCACAAATTCAACAGTAGCAAGATAAGGATAATCTAGGGCAAACCCTCCTCCTATTATTTCTGGGTGCATGAATGCCTTGATGTAATCTATCATCCGATTCATCATTAGTGCTTCTTTTTCTGATTTAGGAGAGAGTCTCCATTCGAATTGATATGACTTTAATGCAACACCTTCGAATATAGTCGTCAAGTGGGGATTTCGTACTACACCCAGCTGTGATTGTGAAAATTTAGCGAGATTGCTATCTGATAGGCCCGGCGTCAGAGCTGCGACCATGCCGACCATATTCATGATTGCCGCACCTTCACCTTCTTTAGCAGAATTATATAGATCAGTTAAAGTTTTACCAGCGGCCTGCATCTGCGGGACCGCATTAGGTAGATTTCCCAACAATTCCATGTTATTTCCGCTGACAGATATATTAAAAGAATCTATCAATTGCAGCGGAATAGGCAATCGTATATATGTCCGCATAGTAGGTGTCAAATTAGCACCAGGCTTTGGCCTTTCATACTTTCTCAACGACATCCTGGTATAGAATTCTGGCACTTCTTGAGGAAATGCAAATTGAGTGACTACAGACATGCTCGATATAAACTCCTATAAATATATCGTATATTTATAATGGTAATATGGCATGTCGTATAAAGGTAAATTCAGACCTAAGTTTCCTGAAAAATATAAAGGAAATCCTACAAACATTGTTTATAGGAGCTTATGGGAACTGAGATTCATGAGACATCTTGATTCTCATCCGGGCGTGATCCAATGGTCATCAGAAGAGATAATTATCCCATATGTCAGCCCCATGGATAACAAGATCCACAGGTATTTTCCTGATTTTTGGGTGAAGACATCCGCCAAAGGTGGCGTGATAAATACGATGATAATAGAGATCAAACCCCATGCTCAATGTAAAGAACCCGTCAGGCAAGAGAAGATAACCAGAAGATATATCAATGAAGTGACTACTTATGGCGTCAATAGTGCTAAATGGAAAGCTGCTGAACAGTTCTGTCTTGATAGGAAATGGCAGTTTAAGATATTAACAGAAAAAGATCTAGGATTGGATAAGAGATAATGCCTATTTTTACAAAGATTCTCGAGCAAGGTAAATCTAGCTTAGGACCCGGTTCTGTGCTTAAACCAGGAGCTCCTAATGTCAGGGATTGGTTCAGGGACAAAGCAAGAGAAGTTCGATCTGTAAGAGTAGAGACGTTAGTCAGCAGGAACCCACAATATAACAAGAACTTCGTCCGTCCAGGATTCATGTATCTTTTTCAATACGATCCAAAATACAAAGAAGAGCTCCCTTACTATGACAGGTTTCCTCTGATATTCCCTTTCGAAGATCAGGGTGATAGCTTCCTTGCGATGAACCTGCATTACCTGCCTCATGTATACAGGGCAAGGTTGCTAGATTATCTCTATGATCTGTTAAATAATGAAAAATACAACGAGACATCAAAGATAAGAGCTTCGTATAAGCTATTAAATGCAGCTTCTCGTTATAAATATTTCAAACCCTGTGTCAAGAGATATTTGCACAGTCATGTCCGGAGCAGATTTTTGCAGATACCCGCTAACGAATGGGACATTGCTATGTTCTTGCCATTAGAGAGATTTGCAAAGAAATCCAAGAACTATGTTTACAGAGAATCGAAAGACATCATAAATGGCGTTTAGTATCAATGAATTTCTTTCTGCAATCAATTCGGTGGATGGGTTATCCAAGGCATCCAAGTTCATGGTGACTATCACCAGATCAACAAATGCCAATATCGGACGGGCTGACAGAGGTCCTGCTATAGTAGGAGGCGCACAGAATCTAACATTCCTCTGTGACAGTGCTTATCTTCCGGGATTGGGATATCAGACAGATGAGATCAGGATGTCTGGCTACGGCAATGTCGAGAAGCGTCCGTATGCCTCGATATTCCAGGATGTTCCATTGACATTCTATAGCGATGCAAACGGATCAGTATTCAAATATTTTCATGCATGGATGCAATCGGTTTTCGCCTTCAATGATGCAGCAAATCCCAACGGAACAGTCAAAGGGTTGCCTTTGAATTCTTTCCAGTATCCTAGCGAATACTACGGTGTTGTTGAGATCATCCATATGAATGAGATAAAAACCACAAAAGAATCAGATAACACGATTGTGAAGTATCAATTGCTCGAAGCATATCCTATATCAATCGGAGACATACAGGTCGATTGGAACATGCAAGATCAGATCTTAAAGATTCCTGTGACGTTTGCATACACCAACTGGACATCAACAACATTAGATCAGGGTGTTGCCGATAGAAATTCACTGACTAGGACAACTGCTTTGACAGCAAGAAGCAATTTTATCGATGAACAATTAAATAAAATAACAGAAAAACTGATCTATAAAGGCAGCCGTATCCGTGGCGGCATTAATTTTTAACATAAGGATACCTATATTATGGCATTACCTAAACTCAAACATCCTACATACTCTGTGACTATACCTTCTACTCAGCAAAGTATCAACATCAAACCATTCACAGTACAAGAAGAGAAGATCCTTCTGATGGCGAAATCTTCTGAAAAGACTGAAGATGTAATCGCCGCAGTCAAGCAGATCATCCGAAATTGCATCATCGAATCAGTGGATGTAGATAAGTTAGCGACATTTGATATCGAGTATCTATTCGTCAAGTTGCGTTCTAAATCGATAGGTGAAGTCGTGGATCTCGAATACAAAGATCCTGACACCGAAGAAGTGATCAAGTTCAAAGTAAATCTAGACAACATCGAGATCAAAAAGAATCCCGAGCACAAGAGCAAATTCATCATACATGACGATGTAGGATTAGCAATGAGATATCCCACACTAGATGAAGTCCGATTGCTCGATGACGCATCTAACAAAGAAGATGCTGTATTTGATATGTTGTTCAAGTGTATCGATACGATCTATGACAGCGAGACAGTATATACTGATTTTACTGAGAAGGATCTCGAAGAATTCGTTAACAGTTTGCCCATGGATAGCATGAACAAGATCAAAGAATTCTTTGATACGATGCCATCTTTAGAACACACAGTGACACTAAAGAACAAAGCTGGCAAATCGACTGATGTTGTTCTGAAGGGTCTCAATAGTTTTTTTACGT